CTATCCTATTATCTTCCATTCACTCCATGTGAGCGGACTTCCTGATCTAGTTCGATATGCAATTTGGTTTTTACATCCCCAACCAATTTCGAACCAGTTGTATTCGTCTACATTGAATTGGATATAAAGTGCATAGATGTCAAAATTTGCTGGTGCATTTTTCAACTTATGACCATTAGTCCAAATTTTTGAGAACTTATCATTTAAGTCAAAATTATCATCTTTAATAATTTTGAACCTACGATTTAGAGAATCCAGCATGTCTTCAGTATCCAATGGGCTTGGGCTCCACGGAGGTGCTACAGGTCCTTTTTAGTGCTTCAATTTCATCTAGTATATCCAATGGGTTTGGACTCCACGGAGTTGCTACAGGTCCTTTTTCAAGCTTCAAATTTGTCAAATATATTGAACCGCCTGGTATAAGCTCTTGAGGTCCCCAGTGACCTAAGCTAATATCTGCTAAAGTCAACTGCTCAGGCAAAGCAAATGTAATGCTATATGAAGACCAAACATTAGATAATTTACTCTTAGTCATCCCATGTGGATTTCCACCGTGAGTATTTGTATAGCTAGAATACAATTCAAGCCCAAAGGACGAATTTTTCGGATCAGGTCCATTGTCTCTTGCAAGAAAGCTAACAGTATAAGTTCCTTTTTCCAAATGTAAGGGCTGCGTATATAAAAGCTTTGCTTCAGTAGAATTGTTACCCCATAAATGAGCAACTTTTTTAGTTTGAATGAATTCATGGTTGGAATCACTATTATGATTTGAAGCTGGTTCAAAATCACCTTTGCCTGGAGTATATTGCCAAGTAGCAAAATCATAGGTATTTCTAAAGAGATTAACTCCTCCACCAGCGAGATCAGGTAGGCTTAATAGCTTTTTATTATCAATGTAAATACTCATCTAAGCCACCTCCAAACTAGTGAAGGTGCCACGAAGCTTAGTATATAGGCTAGTGAGTACCCCCCCCAATTTTATTCTTGAGATCATTAATCTGAGATTGTAGTGATTCTAAGTCAGTTTGTGTAGCAACTTTAATCCAATCAGTTGTAGGAACACCAATGCCATTACCAGGTGTAGTGAGCCAGCGGTTATATGTTCGTCCTTGAATAATCCATTGTTGTAAGATTTGACCATTATCGTGGTTATAGACGAGAACCGTAGCCCAGCGTCCCTCATTTATCTCAGCAGTTGGAAAATTTTTAGGGTTAGTTCCTCTAGTAACGTAAAAGCCTGATCGTAAAATATTATTCATATCATCAGCTGCACTTAATTCATGAAAATCAAATGGATTAAATTTGACTTTATCAATAAAAAGTTTACTCATAAAATCTCCTTTCTAGTCTAGTCATCCACGATGACAATTGGCGCTGATTGACTTGCTACCTGGTCTTCACTGGCAACATGCGCAATAAACTGTTTATTTTCTAGTGTTTGTAATCGGTTAGTCAATTGTGAATTTTCATTTTTAAGATTATCGTTTTCCTGTTTATAAGATTCTAATTGTGAACTTAAGGACTGAATTTGAGACTTGTCAGCCTTATTGTTTAAATCACTTGCATTAGCCTTGGTGTTGACGGTATTCATGATTGCAGCTTTAGCATCATTGACCATCTTATCTACTTCAGGCTTGGTATAGTGATTCTTGTCCAAAATCGCATCAGCTAGTACTTGTAAAGCCCCTGAAAGCACTCCAATGTCAGCCAATCCTTGAACACCATTAGGCAAACCATTGATGTTTTGATCGCTTTGATCTACTGCCATGACATATTCGCCTCCTAATCCCATAATCTTTAGACCACTAGCCTTTTTAGCCATAGCATCTTTAAACTGATCACCAGTCACAAACTTAGTAAGGTCCAGACTATCCAGCTGCTTAGCCATATCAGCCAGTTCTTGCTTGGTGTAATCAAGTTGCTGATCAAAGTCTTTTAGCGTGGATTGATCATTGCTGATGTTGGTCTTAATGTCGGCTAACTGTTTAGTAAAGTCAGCTAGTGTGGTAGACTTCCACGCATCGTAATCTGTTTGCAGAGCATCAATCTTAGCTTTAAAGTCAGCATTTGCTTGATTAATCGTAGCATCCCTTTGAGCGGTAATCTCCGCAATTGCATCATTTTTAGCTTTTTCAATTTGATCATGTTGTGCCTGTGCATCAGATTTAATTTTGGCCAGTTCTGCATCACTAGCAGATTGGTTGGCTTGGAGTTGCTGATCTGCTTTAGCCTGAATTTGATCATGCTGAGATTGAGTTTGAGAGTTAATTTCAGCAATCTTTGACGCATAACTATCCGAAATGGTCTTAGATTGCGCCTGCCAGTCAGCCTTCAATTTATCAAAATCAGCCTTGCGAGCGTTAAAGTCGTTAGTCCAACTCTGAATCAAGCCATTTTCTTGATTGTGCAAAGCTTGCAACTGATTTCGCATATCAGTCAGTTCATTAGCTACGTCTCTTTGCCCATTAGAAATAGCCTGATTGATTTTATCAGTCAGGCTATTGATTAGGTTTTGTGTTTGAGTTTCAGTGTTCTTGATTACGCCTTGATAGTGAGCTTGCAAAGCATCAAGCGTGGACGAATAGTTATCATCATTAACATGTAAAGTAGCACTTGGTATTACGACAAATCTAAAACTTACCGTTGTATCAAGTACTGTACCATCTGCACTTACGATATCAAACCATGCTGTACCGGATTCCGGATAAACTTGGTCTTGCAATGCATAAGAGAACTTGCCATTTTGGGGATCAGTCAAAGTGAATTTACCGCTTGTCGATGCTTTCCCATCGTCCACAACATACTTGCCAGAATCTTTTGACTCTGAAAAAACTATTTTTTTATCAGATAGGTCGTAAGGTGTTCCAGTTGCATCCACAACGATGACCGGCAAAATTTGGCCACGTTCTCCTTGTCCAATTTTCCTGATATAATCACCGACATTACTTGTTGTCTTGTTGGTTGTTAGTACTATTTGCGCTAGACTCATTTGCTTTCACCTTCTTTCTTAGCGCGGCGTTTTCAATTTTTAGCTTGTCATTTTCTTCTTTCAAAGAATCATTTACTTGTTTTTGTTCTTTAAGAGCAACCTGCAACTTTGCCACTTGAACATTTAAACTCGCAATCATATTTCCAGTATTAATTGCCAGTGTTTCTGCCACTTTATCATTCATTTGATTCTCCTTATTGGACTCTATACCAGTGTTTATTGCCTGTAGGCGTATATAACTTCAATACATACATATGACCATCATTTCCGCCCATCATAGTACCAACGGCTTCAGTATAATGACCACTCTTAGGACCTAAACCACGATTGTATGCTTCAGTATAGTTAAGCATTCCCGCTTTAGATGAAGTACTATCCACATCTGTAGTAATTTGCCCTGGATTTGTCGAAATATCTGGCGTTGAAGGCACAGTAATATTTGTATAGCTATTCTTAAGATCATTAAAGGCATTCTGCCACTGTTGATTCATTGCTTGAAGGTCACCGTCAAGTACTATGCTCCCCAAGTCGATACCATCTAATGTGCCAGCTTCATCACTGCCCCAATCATCATTACTACCTGGATCATAAGTGTAATTATTTTTACCCTGATCTTTAAGGTTGCGTAATTTACCCATGTTCACGTTATCGGAACCTTTCCAAATCCAGTGCTTAGTGCCTCTAATGGTAATCCAGTCAGCTATCCATGCACGAACCCAGGATTTGATTCTGTAGTAAGCATGACCGGCAAAATTATCTTGTGTTAGTACCTCATTCATATCATCATTTCCACTATATCCAACAGTTATTGCACTTGGATGAATACGGGTAGTACGTGCTCCGCTAGTAGTTGCAATTTGTCCGGAACTTACCATTGAACTGTAATTTGTTGACTTAACCCAGATAACACGACCATCTTTCCAAGGATTAAGAGTAGAACCAGGATTCTGAGTACCAATATAAATTTTCATTGATCCATCAGGATCTTCACTCTGAAGATTACCATGCATAAGTAGAGCATCAATCTCCATCGCATTAACTTTTACACCTTCAATACTGTCAGCATAAAGTTTACCGCGTGAGTCCATACCGGTTAGCAATTTCTGAGAACGCTCATCATAGAATTCTAGTCCATTGCCACCAAATACCATCTTGCCACCGTTAGAACTTCTAGCGGTCAGCTGTTGAGGTGCTTGCCAGTTAGGAATTGCCTGGATAATGCCTTCGCCCGGCTGATCAATCCATGACTTAATGTCACTAGCATCATCATCTAATTGCTGGAAATGTTCTTCAAATTCTTTACGACTTTCAAGGAAAACATCCTTTAATTTATGCTCTTTTCCTTTATCATCTTTCCAGGTAACATCTTGCTGGATCATTCCAAGATCTTCCATCATGGCATTTTCTTTAGCCCGACGGTCGGAACGCTCACTATGCATCATGTTTTCAAAGCGATTAAGCCAGCCTTGAGTTCTTCGTGTGAAAGCACCGACAGCACTACTTGTTTGATCTTTAGCTTGTTGGAGTAGCAGGTGTTGCCAGCTTTCAGGCAATCTACCTACTGTAATTTGCTTATAATGTTGAGCCAATCCATCCCAAACAAACCCATTGACTTCTTCTTTTTGATTAATATGATACTTGTCATACTTAACAGTTACATAGTCATAAAGACTCAATTGGGTCTTATTCGCATTTAAAGCAGACATTTCTTGATAAGAAATTGTATCTTGCACATCTATATGACCGTATTTGTGCTCGATGATATAGTTTTTACCTATATCTGTTACTTGCTTGATGTCATCTGCAGTAGCAACAAAAGTACCATCCGATTGCTGTCCGGACAAATCTTGATCATCGTGCTTCAAGTATGAGCTGACATCCACAGTGTTGACCTTATCAATATTTGGATCATTGCCGAAGCCGTCTGCATATAAAGGCCCAACTTTTACAGTTACTTCATTATGTGAAGTATCAACATTTGGATTAGGATTCGAACTATCGTCATCGTTTGCATCTGGAGAAACCAAATCAGATTTATCAGAATCAATATTATCTTCAGGTAACCATCCAGTTTTACCAGCATAGGTCACTTCAACATAGGTCTTGCCATCTCCACCTTTAGCTTCATGACCATCAGCAACCAATTGAGTACCTGAAGGAATTGACCAGTTAAGAGCATTGTTTTTATCTGGAGTTGCATAAATTTCAACTTTGCTATGATCCTTTAGCCTATCTTTTAGAATTTGATCTGTACTTGAAGGCTTGATGGACCCATTTTCTTTATACTCAATCGATCCAGAACTTACCCAACCATACTTAGTATGGTGGTAAGTCTTCCCGCCTTGAACAATAGTCTTATCAATTTCTACTCTTCCGGTGTGGGCGTGTACAGTAACCTTCTTTTTCTTAGAAGCCCAGTATCTACCGGATCTATGGTTCTTAGAATTGCCACCTGTAGTCACTGTATGAGTAGTAGCAACCATCTTGTGATGTTTGCTATCCCAATGATACTTAGTTTGATTCTTTTTGATGTAGCCATAGCCGGAATTACTGTAGCTTTGATACGCACCGTTTTGCGTCAAAGACAAGTGAGGCCCGTAAAGCCACTGACCAGGACCAATTCGATACCACATATCACCGTTAGAATTGCGTTCCACCATATCATAGTGAATTGAGGTTCCGTTCTTTACAGTCCAACCAGGAATGCGAACGTGATCTGGTCCAATTTCTGGGGACTTATAGACATGGATTTCTCCACCTGGTTTATATGCAACTACTGCATTACCTGACATGCTTACACGCGAACCAGCTCCACTTGAGTCATTTGGATCCTGAGCCTGAACAGTAAGTGATCCTGTGATGTCGTTAACCATATAGCTACCAGATTTATCAAAACTGATCCATCTAGCATCCACAAAGCCGCCACCATCTTCTGGTGCGACAGGATACCAGTCATCACCGTTAACGGTATTAATTTGATATTTTCCATCTGATGTAAAATCGCCGTCATGAATTGGTGTACCAAGATGAAGCTTCATCCCCGTTGAAAGGGCACCAATTGCTTGATGACCTTCAACAGGTGAGTTAAAGATTTCAACCGTACCACCTGCTGCATAAATCCCAACGTTTGAGTAATCACTGGACCAGCTAGCCCAGCCATCCCAATCTGCTTTAGCAACAGCCTGACCTGGGATGTATTTTGCAATGAAAACAGCACCAGTCCACATATTTTCTGTTGAAATATCATGTTGAAACTCTGACATATTTTTGCCATAGTCAATGACAATTCCAGTATCCATGCCAGCATGTTCGCTATGATGAATTTCATTATTATCAAACTCCAATTCACCGCCATAAAGTCCTGGTATAGAGTTAACTGCCTGATCTCCTTCTTGATCTGGATTGATCAGAAGAGAACCAACCTGCTGAGCTCCTTCCACATTGACATTACTTACCTTTGACACTTTACTGTCAAAGATAATATCTTTAGCCGGAACCATTTGGTTTAAAGCTTGGTTCATGAAGTCTTGAGGTGATGCATTAACTAGTTGGAATCCGTCTGGTAAAGTACAGTCATTTAAAGTAGCCAACAAATGTTCAGCATTAACTACTACTTGATCAAGTTCTTGAGTCACATGGGTAATTTTGAATTTTTGATGTGGAAACTTGTATCCACAGTCTGCAAGAATCCAACGATCCTTTTGGATTTCCTCCATATGTATTCCATCACGCGGGTAAGTCATCTGCAAAGTTGGATATTGATTGAAATACCAAGCAACATCGCAAGTTAAGGCATCAGATAAAGCAAAGCCTGGAGTAGTAAAATCGCTATTAATGGATTTATATAAGTGAGGAAAAGATAGCAACTCATCATATTGGGTATAAATTATCTCTGGAATTTTACCAATTGTAACTTTCACTATATCAACCTCCTCCATCGTGGCATGTATTCTGCTTTAGTAATCGTTCCGCCTGACTCTGCAGTAATCGTGATAGTGTTTTTACCTGGCTGAAGCGTTGGAACACTTAGATTAGGCATTTTCACTTGATTGTTATAAAGCTTATTGTCCTTGTCGTAAGTGTCTTGCGTATCACCAGAAAGCCAAAATTCACCAGACATATTGTCAAACTCATAAGGCAAACCATTTACATATAAAATAAATGTCCCATTAGCAATAAAATGCCAGTTTGGAACAGCAATCCTAGATTCTTGGTTATAAACCGTACCAGTGTCCGGCAACGGAATATAATCAATTCCATCCACGCGATACTGAAAAGGTTCACAGTAAAATGGAATTGTACCGGTTGCATGGTAAGGATCACTCTCATCCCACTGCAGACTAAAAGGATCTTTTTGAATCGCGCCGTAAGCATACTCAGGATCAGCATCAAATTGTAAATATTGATACTTTCTTTGGGTCATGGTTACAGGTGAAGCCAACCAATCCGTCAGAGTCCGCTCATAGTCAAATTGAGAAACATTAGATGGTCGAACAGCATCAACAGTGAAAGTCTCAGTGACATTCTGATAAGAGTTATCATCTTGCAAAAAGTCACCGTTACGGCCTTTGATGTGAGTAGCATCAAGGTCAGCTGTCGGGTGGACTAGATTAAACGGATATTGCACCGTAAAACCTAGATCACGCGAATTTTTGCCTTGAAAAATTAAACCTGAATACTCAACGTCCACTTAATCCCCTCCTTAGTTTGATCATTGCAGCTCTTTGTTCTGCCTTACTAAACGGCTCGACAACTTCCCACAAGGTTCTGCCCGCAGGAGTTGTGAGCTTAATGTCAGCAACAGACGATTTATTAAAGATCTGGCGCAAAAGTAAAAGCACGCCTTGCATAAAGTCGTGCTCTTCCTTCTCTTTTTTATCATCTTTTTGTTCTACAAGTTGCTGTAAAAGCAAAACAACCGTTTCTCTAAATTCTCGGCTTTCTTCATCAGATTTGCCGTTTCTTCTATCTGCTACATCATTCCCATCTTCATGCTTAAATTGAGCTAGCGTTGCACTCATAAGCTGATATGCTCTGGACCGCTTACTAATATCCCAAGGAATGACAGTTTCAGGCCTACGACCTTCACCAATCATTGCTAATTGAGGACTAGTAACAATTCCACCATTAGCATAACCTTGATATGGTCCACCATTTCGCATAGATACAATCCCTGGAACATGAGCAATACCACCATATTTTCTTTGAATATATCTAATTGCAGAAATGGCTTGATCAAGTGGATTTCTCCATTTGTTATAGCCTGGTTTCGCATTAGCTTTAAAAGTTGGCTCAATCATTTGGAACCAGCCTGCACTTGGAGTACCTGCTTTTGCATTACTATCCCAAGTATTCACGATATCTCTAAAACCAGATTCATGTTGTGCAATTGTTGCTAAACCATTCACCCAGTTTTGACCATGAACGCCTGCGATTTCCATGGCACGCTGAATTACTTGACGAGCTTGCTTTGGTGTAGCTGTTCCAGGAATAGAAGATTCGCCGTATTTATCAGCAATCTTTTGAACTGTTCTCCAAAAGCCTTGACCTACTTGATCCTTAATATGCTTTTGTAAGCTACTATTCGTTTTAACTTTTACATCTTTAGATTCACTGTCTTGTTTTAGGCCCTTAACACGTCCAAATAAAGGCGAACCATATCCAACAACACTGGATAAAGTGTTCATATGAATTCCTTGACTAGGGCTTTCAGCTGAATAGTACTTACTTCCACCAGCGTAAACACCAACGTGTTCACTACCACCGTGACCCCAGAATACTAAGTCACCAGGCTTAGCTTGTGATTTAGAAATATGTTGAGTTAATGCATATTGAGCACCAGAAAAGTGAGGATAATCAATACCATACGCATGCTTTAAAGCATACATGACCAATCCTGAACAGTCGAAAGTTGTTGGACCACCAGCACCCCACACATAGCGATGACCTTCACCATACTTTTCAACAGCTTTAAGCAAGCCAGTTGCTGGACCAAGATCATCATCGTCAACTTTGTCCTCAACCATCTTCCACAGTTGAGACCACCAAGTTACGCCTTGATCTTTACTCTTAGAGCGCATCCCTGAAGCCAATTCTTTCATAGCACCAGTTAAGCCAGAGACAGCACTAAACATTAAATTACCAGTTTTAGTAGGATTGCTCCAATTATGCTTAGCAACTTCATACAGTTTGTGCAATGCACCAGTACCTGAAGCATAGTGAGTAAAACCTAAAAGCTTTGATTCTGTGGCATTAAAGACTTCATGTTGAGGTCCGAGCAACAGCGGAACGTTTCTACCTTGAACAACACCAAAGGTATTTGTTGCTTTGTTCCAAATAGTTTCTCTATTCCCAGTTTCAGGTGAATCATTACCATCATTTAAAACAGCAAATGTAGGCTTAGTAATTGCCCTTCTTATTGAAGATCCAAATACACCAGTACCTGAAGCATAATGAACCAAGCCAACTTGCTTTACTGCAGTCTTTGAACCACCAAAGTCCGAGATCACACTATCAATTTTACTAATCGCCGAGTTAACAATTTTTAAGACATTATTAACTCCACGACCAGCTGCACTTTTCATCTTGGACCAGAATTGACCGAAAGTTCTATGAATTCCATTTTCAAGTGAACCCCAATCTTTCTTGTAGCGACTTGAGAATGAACTCATTTCATGAGTAAGCTTGCTTTGACCTGATTTAGATTGATGTTCAATATCTGACCACATTGACTTAAATTCCTTCTTAGAATTCTTAGTCATATTCTTTAAGTCTTTATTGAACTTTTTGGTCATCGACTCAAATTGCTTAGCAAAGTTACCCTTACCTTTTAAGGATTTAACGGCCTCCTCTGCCTGTTTAGCAATTGATTTACCAAACTTATCTTTCTTTGCAGCCTTGCTTAGAGAATCCACGCGTTTATGAACTGACGTGATATTCTTTTGCAAAGACTTAAGTGCCTTTGTACCTGATGTCTTAACTCTGACCCTATGAGTCTTACCTTTGATTTTCTTAGTAGCTTTATAAAGCTGGTTAAGTGATTTAGTACCTGAAGTTTTTACAGTTACCTTATGGCTACCGCCTTTAATCTTCTTTGCGGCTTTAGCAAGAGCTTCAACTGTCTTTACTCCTGAGGCTTTTGCAGTAATTTTAACTGACTTAGACTTAAGTGCCTTAATAGCCGAAGCCAATGAAGTAACAGCAGAACCGCCAGATACAGAAGCCTTAATTGATACACCCGAACTAGTAGATCTTGTGCTAGTAGTTGTTCGTCTTCGTGTGGCTCTAGTAGTTTTGCGACGAGTGGTTCTACGTTTTCTAGTTGATCCAGTCTTTTTGCTCTTAGTCTTTTTAGATTTCTTATTTAGATTATCAATAAGCTGCTTGAATAGCTTCTTACTTATGTAAACTGAATGGCCAATTCTACTCTTTGCACCAATAAGCAAACCTTGATCAACTAAAACCTTACCAGCATGAGGATCAGGCTTTTTAGCTGCTTTTTTATCTGCAGAGTATTTTTTAGTAAGTTTATTAAACTCAGCAGTAAGATGTCGAGCTTCATTGCCATTTCTGTGCTTTAAAGCATTAGAGATTTTATCTCCTAATTTTTCAAGTTCCTTTTTATCTTCAATGGCACGCTTTTTAGCTAATTCATAATTTTTCTTCGAATACTTATGATCCTTAGACAAATGAACTGTGCCATTAGCTAAATGAACACCTCGACCAAATAAAGTAGCTAGGTCACGTGCATTGATTACATCTTCGCCAGGAAAAATCCAGCGCTTAATATTAGTACCACGTAAGATCTCTAATGAACCATCAGCATGAATTAAGCCCTCACGGTTACCTGTAGCAGGTGAATCATGACCATCATTTAAAATAGCTGGATAGCCATACTTCTTTTTCCAATCGGTTCCGCTGGCTAGGTGAATGTTGCTAACTTTTAGTTTACCAGTAAAGAATTTCTGGATATTACCTGCAGCATCTTGAAGACCTTTGACAGTATCATCAAAAGTCTTAGTAATGCCTTTCCATAAGCCATCCCAAAAGTTTTTGATATTTTTGCCAAAATCTTTGAAGCCATTAAAGACCTTACCTAAGCCTCCATGCGTGGCAGTATCAAGCTTCTTGTACATACCAGAAGCGTTTTGATTCAAACCTTTCCAAATGCCAGCTGCAGTAGTCTTGATATTCTTCCAATTACTTGACCAACGCTTCTGCTCAATCTTTAATTGAGTTTTTGCAGTTTGGCCAAGCGTCTTAAAAAGATTGCCATGATTCTTCTTTAGTCGTTTGCTAAAGCTACCAAAGTTTTTAGCAGTTTCGGAATTAGCCTTCTTGTTGGTTTTGATATAGTTCTTAGCAAACTTCTCAGTACTACGCATAATTTGTTTAGTACCTTTTGAAGCGTGCTTATACGCAATATCCCAACCCTTCTTAAAGGTTTTACCAATGCCACTTGTAATCTGTCTATATTTTTTACCAACAGACTTATTAAAGTTGCTTACATTTTTAGAAACAGATTTATTGAAATTAGTTACTGACTTCTTTGCAGAATTAAAACCTTTCTTGAAAGTCTTACCAACTCCATTAGCCCATTTTCTAAACTCAGGATCGTTCTTATAAAGTAAAGTAGGAATGCCGGCAATCGGATTAACTGCAGTTAAAGCAAGTTCTTTTGAGTTTTTCTTAACCCATGACTTGCCTTTACTTAGACTTTGGCCAAACTTCTTACCTACATCAGAACCCCATTTACCAATTTTATTGAACGTGTCATGAGCAGACCAGCCGAGGTTTTCCAAGCTCCAGAAATTCTTAGGTGGCTTTTTCTTATTCCAGCCATTCTGGAAACTCTTAACAGCGTCACCGCCCCATTTGCCGACAACACCACCAATTTTGGCACCAATTGCAGCACCTAAAGGGCCACCAAACCAAAGACCGATACCACCACCGATAGCTTTACCTGCACCAGTACCGATGTCTTCATACTGCTTACGCGAACCGACCTTATCCTTGATACCTTTGACAATTGAAGTTGCAGCATCTACAACAACACCTACACTAGCCGCTGCAGTACCAACTTTACCTGCAGTAGTTAAATTATTAAAACCACCTGCGGATTTAGTGGACTGTAAAGCACCATTAAAGATGCCAGCACCACCTTTTTGAGTAAAAAGACCTTTGCCTATTTTTACTGATGCTTTGAATCCAGCAACTAATTGCTTTCCTAAAGTTTGACCAAAACTTCTAGCAGTACCAAAGCCAGATTTAATTTTGCTCCAACTCCACTTTCCAGCAAAAGCTAAGCCATGACCAGTAGCCTTGAAGCCTTTAACGATTCCTTTACCAGCTTTAGAACCTAGATCGCTTGCTTTGCCCCAAGCTTTACTAATAACTCTCCACGATGCTTGGCCGAACTTGCCAATTTTCGAAAAACCAGTTTTAAACGCGTCAGTAATTTTACCAACTCTAGTTTTTCCATTTGAAAGATGGATTAAGAACTTATCCCAAGTATTAGTAATTGACTTAATTGGATGAAGCATCCCTTTGCCGAATTTGAATCCACCCTTGGCCAACATCCCGATTAGCGATTTATCACCAATTTTAATGTTAGCTAATCCAACAAGCGGACTAGTTACTGCTTTAAGTCCTTTAACTGCAGCCATTGCAACAATGGCTTTACTAATCCATTGAATTGCGGTCTTGTTCTTAGCCAAGCCGTCCATTGTAAGCTTGACCATGTGAAGAGGATCTTCAGTCTTCTTAGTATTATCATGAATTAAACCAAAAGACTTACCAATATCCCCAATAATCCCAGAGATATCTTTCCACACATCTTTGCCCAACTGAACAGCAATATGTGTAATATCTGAAGTAATACCTGCTATATCCTTTTTGTGCTTGTCAATATAGCCTAATGTGGATGACAATGCATTGCCGATTGCTGTAGCACCTTTAAGCAGTTCCGGACTGCTCATAATGTCTTTCAAAGACTGAAGACCTGAAGTTTTAGCATCAAACAATGGTTTAGTCATTGTCTGCTCAAGTTTTTGCCATCTAACTTGCATAAACTTAAGCGCACCACCTTGCGTGGAGCTAAAGCCTTTAAAGGCAGTATCAGAGTACTTAGCAGCTGACGCCATCCATTTTTGGAATTGAGTTTGCGTAACTTTACCGGTTTTAAGCACTGACTTAAGCTTGTCTTCTGACATGCCGGCACCTTTGGCCAACTGTGCCATAAAGGTTGGTGCTGACTTGGTGACTCGGCTTAATGCTGAATAAGTCACCTTACCAGTAGACCCGACACGCATCAAACTAGCACCCATCTGCTCAATTTTGTCACCAGATAACTTAGATGAATCACCGACACCAGCAATCATCTTAGTCATTTGCATGGCACCCTTAGTACCAATGTTTGACCAGTTAAGCATCTTGGTCTGCAAGTTGGCTACATTATCACCAGTCATATTGGTTTGAGACTTTAAATCACCAATTTGCTTATCTAAGGTCTCGATACCTTTAGCGGACATGCCCATACTCTTAAAACGAGCATTAATCTTAGCAGTAGCGGCATTTAATGCCATACCTTCACTAACTGCACCCTTAAGCTTACCAGTTAAGTTTGATACAGCATTTGACAAAGCGTTGCCAATAAAAGACCCAGCAAATACTTCTTTAAAAGTCTTATGAGTTTGACCAGCTTCTTTGTTGACACTACCTAGTTTACTTTTAATACGATCTAAAAAAGTCGGGTTTGCTTTACGCATTGATCCCGACAATTCATTCATCTCATTTTTAGTTTTTGCTAAAGTAGTTGAGGTTTGGTTTAAGCGAATTTGTTGACGTTTATAAGCTTCACTAGCTTCGCCAGAAGCTTTGCCAATTCTAACCAGTTCATCAGCCTGCAGTTTCTGCTGTTTAGTTAGGCTAGTAATTGACGCACGATAAGTGGCCAATTTAGTCTTATTAGCTTCATATTGTCTACCTTCAGCTTCAAGCCGCTGAATTCGGCTATTGCCTAATTCATTCAGCAACTTATAAGACGACTGCAGTCCAGCTAGCCCCGTCTTTTGATAGTCCATTGACCGCTTAGCTCGGTCTTGCTGAGCAGTCATTGAAGCAAGTTGCTTTTCAGCAGACGCTAATTTATTAGCATACTTATTGTACTCTTCTTGTCCTTGTTGAGTAGTTCGGTCAAGCTTAGATTGTTGCTCCGTTAAGTACCCAATTTTTGACTTAACGTTTTCAATATTTTTGCTTAGACCTTCATACCGTGATTTAGACGCCTCAAGGGCACTACCCACTGACTTAGCACGTGCTTCATTAGCTTTCCATGCATTGGTTGTAGCTCTAATGGCGCTATCTAAAGACTTAAGTGAATTAGAAGCTTTAATTGTATTAATGTCGATCGTGGTCGACATTATGTTGCTGATTTTCACCATATTTACCTCCTTTCTATCTACTCATCAGCCCAAATGTCGTCCTGATCGTAGAAACTCTGTTCTTGATTTACAGATGGACTCAAAAGTTCAGAAGCTGAGAATATTGGATCTTCATCTGGTGTGCTTAGAAGTTCCATCAAGTCAAAATAATCAGTATTATCAATCAATTTAGGATCTGTCCCATGCATCAAGAACATATCCCGTTTTAATCTTTTATAATGAAGCCCTTGAACCTTTAAATCGTTGATTTGTTTTAATCGTCGTCTTCGTCGGATTTTGGGTCTGTGACTTCCTCACCGTCATCTTTTTGCGCCTTTTCAAAGTCAGCATATGAACCAGTAGCTAAACCTTGAAGTAAGGACTCAACGTAACCAACATAATTATCAATAGTGCTTTCTTCCAATTCTGAATTGATCTTGTCAATTTGTTTAGTTGATAAACCTAGGACTAACTTTAACAAGTCAAGTGCAGCTTTTTTGGCATCTGCTTGTCGCTTAATGAAGTCAACATACTTTTCATTTTTCTTAGTATCAGCTGATTCCAAAAGCTTAATCATGGTCTCTCTTGAAATGTCACCTACTGCACCCGTAAGAACGAATTCAACTTGATCAACTTTAATTGGCAAAATTTTAGTATCGATAATAATTTTTGACATTTTTATAATCCTTTCGAAAGAAAAGGAACGGGTAACCCGTTCCTTGATAAATAGTTATTAGTTTTCCTACCACACCCACCCTACTTTTCAATTACTTATCTGACTTAGGTTGGACACTTGGTACATTACTTGGAGTAGCAACTGACGTGCCATTCCAAGTAGGTACCACAATCTTCATTGTGTCATCCGGTTTATACCCAGGGAAAACTTGTGCCATCATCTTTTCAGGATCAAACTTTGAATCTAAAGAATTCCAGCGTCTATAAGGCATTTGATGCCCATTCTTAAGCTTAAAAACATCAGGATTAATTGGTTGGAATGCATCAACAGTTAAAGCAACATTTGCATCTTGTTCTGAGTCATTATCAGTTTGGTGTTGGCCAGTTGGTAAAATTGCAGTAGCACATGCAAAAGCTTCATATAAAGAAGAACCATCCAAGAAAGTTGCACGTGTGAGCATTGCAAAATATGGCTTAGCGCCACCAGAAAGTGAGTAACCACCATCTTCACCTTGTTCATATCCAGTTAACTTGTTAAGAGTGTCCCAAGCAATGTCGAGAAACGTTAAGTTTGCAGTAGGTGCTTGAGTAGGGCGAGTAACACGCTTAGGCGTGTCATTAGCATATTGCTTAGTACCTTCACGCTCTAGGTTTTGATATTCGGCTTGTGTAGTACCTTGAACACCTTGATAAATTGGCTTAATCCCGTTATCACTCAAACCATCAGGGCCGGTTAAAACAGTACCAGTTGAAGGATTAAGCAATGCAAAAGTAACGAGATTAATACCATGACTTGATGACCCTAATTCTTGAGTCGTTTGTGTATCTGCCATTCTAATTCTCCATTTCTAAAATTTTTGTAACATAAATAGTCGCAGTTTTTTGACCAGTATCAGGATCAGGTGTGTCAGGATTCAAAGGATTTTGAATCTTCCAACCATTAGCCTGCAACTTCTTCAAAACTGCGACTTTTGCATCATAAATTGTTAAATTTTCATCTTTGGTCAACTTTGACCATTTGTTGCTGAAAAATATTTGAACCTCTACACCAACAACTTGTGCAAAGGCTACATCATTAGCATAGTAAGCCATTCGGCCTACAGCGTCTTGAATGCGAATAAATGTTGTTTTACCAGAATCATCTTCATCGGGAGTGACATTTGTAGTATAGATGTGTTCTGGATCAACCCAACCAAAGTTAGCAGCTTCAAGTAAGTCAGCAACTTGTACAATTGGCAACTTCATAACTAGCCGCCTTTCTTAAAGCCCAATGCCTTAGCTTGAGCTTCAACAACTGCATCATTACTTTCTTCACGAGTAATATCAACAAAGTGATCAGCCTTAATGTGAACAGTTCCATCATTTAAACGCATCGCATTCATTGCATGATATCGATTTGGCCAACCAACGGTTGCACTGCCATCAGCTACTTCATCACTATTTTTATCGGAAATTTCAATATGATCAGCCATGTGACCATACTTTTCATCTTTTTTGTTTGAATAGTGTTTTGCTTTTGTAACCTCAGCAAGACGTTTTTGGTAGACCTCCGCACCTGCTTTATTAGCTTTAAGCTTCTGTTCAGTATTCGGTACCAATTTAGACAATTGTTTACGATAATTATTTAATTGATCTTCAAAGCTAGCCATCTTCACTCACCTCTTCTGGCATTTCAATATCTTCAGCTAATTGCAAACTCAAAATATCAACACCATTAGGGTTATCTGTTTGATCAGAACCATTATCAACAATTTGATAAATTTCACCATCAAGCAACGCAAATTTCATTTTGCGAGTCAGTTTGCTACCAACCCATTGATGATTAACTGATACTTGCCGAGTACTTGAATATTTGGTACCCATAAGTTCAAAATTCTGATGCATCGTCCGAATATATGGAGCGCAATGAAAAGGCCCTAGAAGACGTTTAAAGGTCATTTTCTCAGAACCATCATTTTCGTCTCTCGTCTTTACACTTGTGCCAAAAACAATTGATTTACTAAAGCTACGCCCAGTAAATTTATTCAGAGCCATCTGTATCCCTCCTCAATGACCATTTGCATTGATTCATTCGATAAAGAAATGATCTAGGATAGGCGTGTGCTTGACTGTCTTGTGCACCACGTGATGCATTATCATAGTCGGCTAAGATTCTAACAGCTTGGTTAAAATCACGGTTCTGCCGGCAACGCTCAATCGGAATGTCGTCACCTACGATATGGTGAGCATCATACTCAGCTTCATCAATTAGGCGTTGCAAAAATTCATCCGGTGCATCACTAGCCAAGTAATCCCGTAAGTCGTTTACAGTTACGCCAGTTGAATCAGTCATTTAAATCACTCCTAGTGTGTTACGGGATCAGTTTCTTTTTCATCTGATTGCTTATTATCCCCCAATACCGGAACATTAAGTACTGCATCTTGAGTAGGAGTAATCTTTGGTACATACATTTGGCTTGCTGGTAACTTAGCATTTAAGAAGAATCCAGCATTTGGATCAGCGGATACTACATCATAACGTAAAGCACCAGCTAAGTACTGACCATATACTTCATTATATTGCCATGAGAGGTTGATTTGTTGTCGATCAGCAAAGAATACCGCACGACTCATATCACCGATAAATGCTGTTGACTCTCCTGCCTCACCAAGTAATTTATCGCCAATCTTAAAGACTGGAACACCAAGCAAATTAGCACCGCTCTTGCCAGTAACATCTTGATGAAAAATGTATTGCCCATTCTTGTCTTTAAGAGTATCAAGAGCATTGTACATAGATTGACTTGCAATAATAACTGGATTATATGCAGGGTCTAACGCAACATTTAACAAATACTTGTAAACATCAACTAGATTATCAGCATTTGCATCTTCTACTGCATTGAACTTCTTCAAAACATCAGAAATAGATTTATTATAGGTGTTTACTCTAGCTTCACCCATTTGTGTAAGAATTAAGTCAGAAACATCTACGCTTGAATCTTGAATTGATTCATTAGAAATGGCCAAGGCGCCACGATGAGTCTTAACTTTCCAATTAACATTTGAGAATTCTGGTTTACCCAACTTAGGGTTTTCTTGTAATTCTTCAACCGTTGGAAAGCTGTAATCTGCTCTCTTAATAATTGGTGCTGTACCACTTCCAGTAGGTACTGGTGTCTTAGTTAAAAATGTTGATAGGTCTACTACTGAGTTTACTTCCTTTGATGGATCATAAATGATAGTCTCAGGAATTGTGGGCGCTACAACTGGTGAAGTAATTTGACCATCATCAGAATTTGTTGCATCGTTGATATACTTGCGACCAGATGCACCGGCGTGAACGAATGAATTGATACTATCTCTAATTGATTTAGTATGATCTTCTTTACTGTCGCGATCCAAAATATTCCTAGTTTTTTTAACTTCATTTGGATTCATCCCAAACTGAGCTAATTGCTCTTGAGCAGTATCTCTGATTTCAACAGTTTTATCACGTTCGTCTTTCAATTTCTTCATGTCATCTGAAGAAGCTGAAGGATCAGATAATGCAATGTTGATTTTATTGTTTAAGTCTGAGACCTTTGCAGCTGAAATTTTCCAGGTATTTTCAACTTGGTCTCGCGTAATTACATCTGACATTCTATTCTCCTTTTAAAATCGATAATTTTTTATTAAAAAGAGCGGTAATACTATCTTGATTAGAAGATTGAGTATTATCGCTCTTATTTTCATTATTCTTTTTAACTGAATTCATCAGCATTTTCATGAATTCATCTACTTTAGCCTTAACTGGAATTTCTTCAAAAGAATTAATCACTTGAGGCGCATTATCTGAGACATTTAAAACCTCATCAGCAAAGCCTTGATCAACCGCTTCCTCTGCAGTCATCCACGTTTCATCTTTCATCAAATTCAAGATTTCATCTCTTGATTTGCCAGTTTTTGCCTGGTATACCGAGCAAATAGTTTGATCTACTTTAGACAAAATCACTGAATTATGTCCCATATCTTCAGTATTACCACTAAAAGTATTTGATGCTCGGTGAATCATCATGCTGGCTGCAGGGCTAATAACTAAATGATCACATGCTTCAGAGATTACACTAGCAGCTGAAGCGGCAATTCCCTGAATTGTTCCAGTAATCTTACCTGGATATTGCTGTAGCATTGTATAGATTTCAGCCGCCGAAGCAACATCTCCACCACCGGACGAGATATTCAATTCAATATCTTCCCCATTAGCTTTATTTAAAGCATTTTGTACATCTTTTGGATTAGTATTTTGCATCCCAAACCAGTTAAACATTTGTCCAGTTTCACTATCTACTACGCTTCCTTTAATATCAATTTCCATTGTCATCACCTCCTTCTTGTGGCGGAATTAGGTCAACTGGCAAAGTACCTGATCGCTTAAGCAACTGTTGAGCCTGTCCTTGGTCAATTGTTCCAGCCTGTACCATTGAGTTAGCTTGACCAACAGCAATTGAATCATCAACATCAAGAGCCGATTTGATATCCAATTTTAAGTTAGGACAATCAAACTTAAGTCTAACTTCATCAAGTAAAGGATTAGTATAAGAGTTTAAGTCCGCAATATAGGTACCCTTGACCGAATCGATGTTACTATGCTGAGATTCGGTCGATTTTCCTCCACCTAACATGTCTACTGGAATCCCAAATGCTTTAGAAATTTGTGCAGCAGAATAGTCAGCATTTTCCGTTAAAGCTTTAAAGACATCAGCTTTCACATCTAATTGAGAAAATTTAAAATCATCTGTAAGTACCATTAGTCGACCGGCATTTGCCCCAGAGTTCATTTTTTCAAAACTAGTTCTAGCTGTCTCACGGTCTTCATCATTAAGTTGAGATGCTGGAACACTAAGAATCCCAATAGGACTGATCTGATTCTGAACTGAGTTTAAAGTTGCTTTTTTACTCTGATCACTAATGGTCATTTCATACGCTAAAGACTCTAACGGTGATCGACCTATCAAGTACTGATAGCTAGAATCTGGCATAATTCTAAAATGCAGCATGTGATTTTGATCTACTTTAAATTCTTTACTACCATCTAGTGGAGTAACTGTATATTCAATACCTACATTTTCACCAATTACTTGAATATTGCTTATTTCAGTTGGTCGATATTGCACTAGATTCATACCATCAACAACTACATAAGCATTACCAGCTAGCAGTAACTGACTAATGACACCTTGCCAAAAAGAAAATCGACCAATAATGGAACTTGGTCGATTCAATATGTATTCAATGTAAGTGTTATCAGTTTTAAATTTAGCTGAAGCTATATCTGAAGCTATCCGATGAATTGCACTAAAAACATCACTATTCAGCATTGCTTTAGACATTGGAACCATAGAAACAGAGCTATTACCAATCAGTTGAGTAAAAACCAGTCCATGCATTGAAGGAATTTGAACATTGTTATCAAATTTGGGTGATGCCCTACTTAGAAGCCCCATTTAATCATCTCCTTTGACGATCATGATTCATAATAATACCGAATAAAATTAAAGTAATCCCAGTTAGAAATAATCCGGCAACTGCATTAATTAAATAGATAGCAATATTAATCACAACAAAGCCTGCAATAAAGAGAATTGTTTGAAAATACCAAAAATATACATTTTTAAGAATTTGAATAAATTTATTAATCATAATTTACACCCCAAATAAGCCCTTAAAGTAGTTATTTCGCTGCTGTTGATTCATCGTATCGAGCAACTTCACATCCTTGCCATCATTAAAGTCCTCAAAATAATTTTGTGCTTGAGAATAAGCATTAATGATAGCATCTGCAGTATCGATATGTTGACTAACTCGATTCTGCCGGTCAATTTTAACCATGCCACCTTTATCAGCAACTAATACTGCATTATTTAAGCCATCAATTAACAAAGGATCCTTAAGTAAAGACACATTCTCATCAATAAATGCTTTCTGCAGTCCTTTTGTAGGCTGGTTAAGCTGCAATGAAGTTTGCTTAAATGGAATATATGGCCAATTCGGTTGATAATTTTCAACACGATTAGCAAACCAAGTTAAGTAAGCTGGATCAACTACAATTGCTTTTAAATTTAACTCATTTGATGAAATATAGCGTTCTAGCCAGTTCCAAACTTGTTCATAGCTAATTGTACCTGAAGCATTATTAGTAATCTCACAGAAGCCCTGACGAGCTAATTTGCGATAACTTAAACTGTCTTGCTTTTCTTTAGCTTCAATTGTCTTAGCTTGGGCAAATGGAATGAAAGAATACTGCTCAATATGAAATTTATGGTCATCATAAGGGAAAATCATACCAAACGCGGTATTGTCATTAGACATTGAAGCATCAATTCCAATAAATACATCCCTGCCATGAATATTAAAATCAGAAATTATATTTTTCTGAATATCTCTCAATGGCAAATATGAATCTTGGAACTGGCGTGACCACATATTCATTGATTTATTAGCAAAATCGCTTAATTTTCCCTGTCTTTCCAGGTTATTTCTTAAATCAATCAACCCTGTTAATCGTTGATCATGAGATGCTTTATCATGTAGCAAAGGATTCGACTTTTCCCATAATTCAGGCTTAAAAACCTCATTTTCGCTATCTTGAGCAAAATTAAGGAAAAATGTATCATCTGCATCATGAGAATCAGTTTCAATTGCCTTACGTAAACTATCTTCTTCATGCTTAAATGCACAATTTGGATTAGGATAAGCAGTTGAGATTTTTACCAATAATCTATTAGGATTATCACCTTGACCCATCATGATATCTGATATTTTTTGATCATATTTTGAATCTAATCCACCAATTTCATCAAAAATAGCAAACAAATCGTGTTTCGAATCAAAAGAATTTCGACCTGAAGCAGTACCTTTACGCACAATATTTCGATTTTTATGACCGATAATTTGCGTTGACTGAACTTCAACGTCTTGAGCCTTACATTCATCATGAAAATCAGGTAACTCAATAATTTGACGCGCTTGCAATGAAATATAATCAAATAACTTGTTAACATGTTCTGAATCTACAGATGCAACTAAGAAATCTTGTGCAGATCCTTGAAGTCCCATTACAAAATAGCCAAAATTTAGTAAAACAGCGGCGCAAAAAGTCTTAGCCTGTTTTCTTGAAGTAGAAAAATGAACTACATGAAATCTTGATCCGCCAGTTTCAAGATCACGCCAACCAAGTGTTGAATCAAACAAAAAACTTTCAAACCCATATGGCTTAATTTTCTGACTTAAATCAAGTGGATTTGGAAGTATTCTTGTGAAATATTCAATTGCATTAACGTATTCTTCAGAATAAGTGAATGGAAAATCATCCGTTCCTTGTAAAGAAAGATCATTCATGTGACGAAATGCTGCTAATTGTACATCCCTACCAGTAATGTATTCATCTGTTAGCAATACATCAGCAGCAAATTTAGTACCATAATCGGTTACTTGATTAGCAATATTAGTGAACTTGACCTTAAAATCGCTCTCTCGCACATACTTTTTAATATTTTTAATTTCTGTTAAATCATACTCCATTGAACTTCACCAAACCTAAAGGAGATCTTGAACTTGTTTCAGCATGTTTATTTTGAGCATGATAATTTTCACTCTCAATATTTGCTGCAGCTCTTGCATTAAAACTCATACCTAAGTCGGCACATAGAGTTTTCATTGTTCGTTCTGCAGTATTTTTAACAGAAAACATTGGATTAGGGCGAGATTTGTCCTGAACTTCCTTGGATATCTTAACTATTTTTTGAACTTTTTTTCCTTTAGCATTTTGATATTCCAAAACTTGTGGGACATCAACTAGCGCCATAACATAAGGCCCAACTTTAGCAATTTCTTCTTCAGCAGTTCTGAAATCTGAATATGCTGAACAAAGAGCAGCTAAATTCAATTGATCAAGATATTTGATATTACCAATTTTCTGTAGTTCAGGTACAATCTGACGCCACAACCATTTTCCATGTTTATCTAAATGACTAGGTGGCGTAGGTTGGACTTCTTTTAAAGTTTTGTTCATTTCTTTAAACTTTTTTGACTGTCGTTTTTGATAAGGACGGTCATCATCACCAACATTTAATTTTCGTTTACGACCAGCATGTTTGATATTTGCCACCTAATCATCTCCTATCTTTTCCAATAATTGCCATTACTTAATATTCCAATAGCTGGTTTTCCTTTGAAATCACAATAAATCAGACCATCAGAACTAAAGCAAACCTTATTTTTTAAATATTTTGTACAATGCCATTTTCCATGACCAAATTTAAAATATTTCACTTCTTTCCCTCCTGAATTAATACGGTAAAAATAACATGTCAGTACTGCCATCTGAACGAAAAATAGGTATTAAAGTTATCCCATGATCTTCTCCATCCGAATTATCGTTTGCAGAATCGCTTGAACATGCCGATAATCCGAAAATTAAAACTATCAAAGTTATAATTAATAATATTTTTTTATTTTTACGATGTAGCATTATTCTTTTCCTTCCTGAATCAATGCAAAAAGGCCTAAAAGTAAAAAACTGACTCCAATTATTTGTCCCATAATTTAAACCACCTTTATCAGAGTTTAATTACTGTTCGCTCAAAAGAAAAAGACGGCTTGGCGCGTGCTCTCAATCGATTTGACCCACGGGGGGGCCTATTTGCTTTTCTCACGCGTTAAAATCCAATTTTGAATTTTTTTGCGTGGCCAAGCTTTGCTCGTGTCTAAATTGGCAATTAGGGATGCACCATAAATTTGTTGTTCCAGCTTTGTTTTCCAAAAGTGACACTTTTTGCATAGAACCCACAGATTTTTACGGTCTAATTTTAATCTCGGCTCAACTTTGAACGGGATAATGTGGTCAACAACCAAAAATGATTTTGCGTCATAAGTATGACCGCAGCATTCACAGGTCCACATAGATTTGCGTCTTAGATCAACTGATAAACGGCGCCAAGGTGCCGAATGATAGAAGGCATTCGCAACCGGATCGCGCTGATATTTGTTGTAGTTTTTGTAATTTGTTTTTTGATAATTAAATTTGCGCTGATGCCAATTCTTTCCGTGCTTTTTACAGAACGGATTCTTTTGATCAAATGGGATTAACTGATTACATGTTGAATATCTACATTTCTTGAGCTGCATGCCTCTACCTCTTTTCTTTTGCAAAATAAATAAGCAACCACAGAAATTGTGATTGCTTACGTTGACCATTGCAAACACGTGATCAACACGAACTGTAGGGATCGAACCCACATCTCTGGATTTGGAATCCAACATACTACCTTTGTACTAAGTTCATAAGAGCTACCCATTTTATCAATTGAATAAGACCACAACAATTGGGTAGCAAACAGAGCTGCAGGAATCGAACCTGCATCATCGACAGGCAATGTCTGACGTCTTGCCAATTAGACTAAGCTCTGAAGATGGATACACACATATCAATTGATACATATGCATCCCTTAAGGAGGACTTATTTAATAAGATCTTCCGCTCGTAAGATTACATACCGCATCGAATGATCCTTCCCTAATCATTCGACACTATCATATTACAACGGATTAGGGTTCACCGAGGGTTCAAAAATGATTCAACTTTGATTCACTTAGGGTTCATTTAGGGTTCACGAATGATTCATCTAGGGTTCACTTAGGGTCCAAAAATGATTCACTTAAGGTTCACCTTAATCGATGATTTACTTTACTACCAAGCTTTCAAGCCAATCACAATTATGGTTAGGATTGTTTTTCTGCACATCCAATCGTCTTGCAAACTCTACTAAGGCACGATTCTTTCTTCGACGCAAACTTGAACGAGATATAACAAATCGATCAATCATCTCTTTGTCTGTTCGATGCATAAAGTAACATTGAATAAAAATGTCACGTTCATGTTCTTCATTCGGAATATGATGTACTGCAGCATGTATTGCAGTTAAGGCAATATCAGCAGACCAATGATCAATTAAAATGTCATCTGCTTGTTTAGTACCGCCATGACTACAACTAAAAGATAATTGTGGACTAGATAAAGACGTTACATCACGATCAGCTAAGCTTGCTAGCTCACCCAAATCTTTTTCTAAAAAGTCACGAGTCTTATCTAGTGTTTCATCAACATCAATATCTAGCTCCACAATGCATCCCACTTTCTGCTGTTATTCTCTGTACTCCTCATTAATCTTTTGAATTACTTTCTTATGATCTGGAGTAACATAATATGCTCCAATTGGTATATTATGCCATATTACTTTTCTTGCCCTCAGTTTAAACCCATTATTTAATAAAAACGACTTGAGTATTTTGTCACTATAAAATGTACGATTAAAAATAATTGGTATATCTAGCTTCTTAGATCTTATGAAATACATTGGTTTATTGTCTTTATACAAAACATATAACCACACGGGTTTAAAAGACAGATTAAACCTTCGTTTAATTTTTTCTACTGTATCTGGAGCAACATGATAATGCCTAACAATATACGTCTTAGCAAAACCACTTTCAATTTTTTCTGCAATTAGTTCTTGATTTCTAAAAGCTATTTCTGTCGATCTTAGATTTGCTCCACAAATACGCTGAACTTTTACAAAATTTGGATCATCTTCTGGAGTTTGAGTAATAGAACCGTATTTATCTTCACATTTTTGAATTAAATGAATGGCTGTTTGCCACCTTTGGCGTTCAATTTGCTTATGCTCATTCATTTGGAACACCACTAATGAAACGAATATATTTAGCAGGAATCCCAAATGAAACCCAATATTTAATATCCTTAATGTGCTCTCCAGGAACAATATTAAAATCAGAATCTAAGCCCGTTAAAGTTGAAAATACACCATCTTCTTTTAGTCCAGTTTCAAATTTTTCAATAAGTGAATCAGCAGAAAATGGTGTAAGAGCTGTAAGAGTATAACTTGAGTCAGGAAATTTGTATGAAATGACTGACTGTGCCTTCATTTCTTGCTTTACAACTTTTTTAGTAGTTTTCTTTTTAGTCGTTGTCTTCTTGGTGGTTACCATAAATTTTCTCCTTTAAACGTGGTGTGATCTTCAATTGCAATGCAAACTTTTTATTCCAGTCCATCGCATTGTAGCCTTCAAACACCAATCTTTTTAAATCAGTGGAGGTAATTACAATTGCATCAGGTGTGACACCATATGCTTGTGCAATAATTTGCTTAGCAATTTTTTGCATCCCATAAGACCAGCTTTTTTGACTAATATCGTCAATATCAATCTTGACTTTCTTAGTTCTATGTTCTTCCTGCATGCTATCGCCTCAATACTTTCTCTTATGGCTATCATGCTTATAAAATCTCCAAGGCTGATAACAGATTACATAACCAAGATTTACTTGGCCACCATTGTTGATGTTTAGCCATCTATCTTTATGGATATTTATTGCATCATAAATATCATCAACGGTTAAATCTTTGAACTTGAAAACTGACCCATCCATGGTGTAGATTGCTACGCCTTCAACATAATCATTTTCAGTTTTAAAAGATGAACTTTTGTAATGATCTAGATTAGTGTCGATTTCTTCATAACCTTTAGTTAAGGCTGAAGCGTTATTTCTGTACTTACTCATTATTTATCTCTCCTTACATCCCACACATTATTGCCTACATAAGTCAGCATATCTTCATTTTTAACTACTAACTGACCATACTTGGTTGGTACTGAAACTAAGTCAACACGAGTAGTTAATCCAGGAACATAAGGCTTTACGATTGAGTCAATTCTCCAGCCATGTTCCACCAAATATCTAGCTTTATAAGTATTTCTGAAGTCTTTAGTAGTGGCTCTTGTTCCGACTTGTAATTCAATCTTCATTTCCATATCCTTTCATTTCTTTAGACATACTTGAAATCATGCCTTTAGCTAAAGTCATCCAATCGTTTTCAGGCAAAAGATATTTTACTTTGCATCGCTTAACAACTTTAAAAGTCTTTTTCTCGTCCCATCCTATAATTCCAACGGTTGGATGATCTTCAAGCCACGAATCATTACAAGCTTTAATCTCTTTTGCCATTTCTAAAGGACAAACCAAGTAGTTTTTGTTTCCTACAAATGATTGAGCGGCTTTTGAATGCAGATCTTTCATAGAAACTTTAAGTTCCATGCAGCTAAACATTCCATCTTTTTCAATAACTGCATCAATGTATTCTACTTGTCCAACAGGTCTGTAAGTAAAGGCACCGATTGATTCAGTATGCCAATATTTGACTTCAAGAGCTGGATGGTTTCTTTTTTTTAAAGCGTCAGCTACTAAAGCTCGTTCCATCTTTTTGGTTAATTGCGTTTTCAATTTTACTTTCCTATCCAAATGAGTAATGGGCAATGACCGTAGGTTTATCTAATGGATAGCATTTTACCTCGTAATGAGAACGATCATCGTCAAAATCATGAAGATCCATCATGCTCAAGCTCTGTCCTTTAAATTCATCCTTAATAGATTTTCTTTGAATTTGCGTCCAAGCATCATCTGCTGACTCTGCCAATACTGCAAATTCGTTGTACATGTTATACGGATCTTCATCTTGTGAAAAATAATACAGTTTAAGCTTGTTTTCTTTCATTCCTTATCCTCCTAATAACCAATCACTTACAGCCAATCTGTCATTTCAAACTTTGCATCTTTATCAAGTCTTCGCCCACAATTAGGACAATGCTTAATAGGATAAGGCAAGCCTTTAATCATTAAGTACCATTTGCCATCCATTTCATTTAGGTTAACGTGAAATTTATTCATTGTGGATGCATATAAATCAGGTCCATCGTGAAAAGCATTTAATGTACTGCAAAGATAGCAATTATTTTGATTAATTTTTCTTTTAGTAGTCATTTTTATCCTCCTTTTCTTCAATTTCATAAGCCATTGCAATTAAAGCCTTAATACAGCTTTCAAGGCTCATCCCTGATGTATCGGAGTGTGCAGTATCAAAACCAACAAAGTCACCTGGTAAAATTTTTCCATTTAAGCTTAATTCTCCGAAGAAAGTTACTCCACCTGGAGCCGTTTTAAGAGAATCTCGAAAATCATACGTACTATCAGCAACTTCAGCATCATGGTGATATCTCTCATAGGGAAATACTTCTAAGTAAGCATCTAAATGAGGATTGACTATATCACCACCAAACATTGCCCCAAAAAGCATGCTAAATGGATCTGGATCTTGCTTTTTAATGTAAAAACGACGTCCTCTAATCATTCCCTGCTTCTGAATAGAATTGCTTTCTGAATGATTTTCAGCATGAATAATTAAACTAGTTATTGGTTCCATGATTATCCTCCATTGCTGACTTAACTTTCACAAAATTCCAGCCCATAATCATTGCTTCTTTAGCAAAGCGACTTGATTCGCTTTTTGATGAGCTTGACAGTAGGTTATTTGTTACATCTCCAAAGCCCAAACCAACTTCATCACGAATGTTATCAATCAAGTAATTCAATGCAGAGATTCTAATTTTGTCTGTCATTGCCCCACCTGATAAATGTTGATTATCAGTTAAACGATCGATTGGAGCATAGCTAACAAACTTAGCCGCTGTAATGATATTTAAAATGCGCTGTTCATCAACCATTCTCTTAGTTTTCATGCAAGTGCCTCCCACTTCTTAAATCCCTTATAAACAATAGGCGTATCAGCACTAATTCTAATGACCAGATCACTGCTATTAATCTGAACTACGAATTCAATGCTGCCAGCTTCTACTTCTCCGTTAGGTCTGTATGTCCTAAGACCTTCAGTCGCTTTCCTGATTCCATGATTTGCAAGCGAAGACGTGGTAAATGTTCTAAACAGCCATTCTGGAGTAGTTACAATTCCGGCTGGTAAGTAAACCAGCACTTTCTTGCTAATGTTTTTGGATTTATTGGACTTATCGTTATGCATTTATGCTTACCTCCGGTAGATTTCTAACTGAGCTGATAAAGTATCCAGCAGGATACTGTTTAGCAAAAATTGCCACATTATCAATGATCGGCTCTAATTGCTTCTCAAGTTGGTCAAGTGATTTAGAGCCGATAGCACTGGCTAATTGATCACGCTCTGTTTTTGAAAATGACACAATTGGAGTATGATACTTGGCCCTAGCTTGATTGAATTTAAAAATTATTTTATTTAGTTTTTCATCTCTCTCATAATCAAGAGCTGGAGATTTATCCACAGTTCTAGTTTTAGGGAGAGGTTTAGAGAGAGATAAACTAAGTATTTTATCTAGTAAGTATTTAGTCTGGTTAGTATTTAGTAGTGTCGGATTTTCCAACATAGGTTTTTCCAACGTTGGATTTTCCGACTTAGGTAACTTAAACTTATACACAGCTTTAATAATTGTTTTTCTTTTTTTAGTTTTAGACTTAGCTGCCTTTTTAGCCTTCTTTTCTGCAGCTTCAGCAATCCAAGCAGTATTTGGCTCTTGTGATAATAGCCACTCATTCTGACTAGTTAAATGGCCATTCTTATCACGTTTACGACTACGTCGTAAATAACCGGACGCTTCAAGCTCTGCAAGACCAGTTAATACTTGATCTCTGCTTCCCTTAGAATGTTTAGCTACTTCTGAAGCATAGAAGTTCCAGTTATCTGGTCGACTCCATAAGTAAGTGAAAAGCCCTTTGGCTTTCCACGATAGTTTTGTGTCTTCAATTACAGCGTTATCAATCACTGTATACTTAGTTTTGTAAACTTTTTTAATCTTCGGCATGTATGTTTCCTCTTACGGTGGTATACTTGTTAAGGATTATCAATTTATCTTATGTGTTTGACACGTTACCTGATTTCAGGTAGCGTGTTTTTTTGCAGTTTGGTCAAAATAGTTTCTTTTGCCCAAATGTCATTATTGCGGTCAAACAAAGCATTGCTATTCTTTAACAGGTTGTTAAAAGTTTGTTCTGTCATCGTGCATCCCTCCTACATCCCAGTTGCAAGAACGTCAGGGACACAATACAGTCCTAAGACCGCTAAAGCGATTAAAGTCACGTACATCACAACAATTGCTGTTTCTTTTCTAGTCATAGTTCAATTTCTCCTAGTTTTACAGACCACGCAAATGCGGATCCATATGTTTTTCCTCATAGTTCTTTGACTGCCAGATCAAGAACTTCTGCCAACGCGGTTCAATGATAAATGTCGACCGTGTTGATACTCTTACAATTGCATCCCTATAAGGGGATGCCTCACACTTCTTACGCCAAGTAGCCCAAGTTTTATCTGCCAGATGATAGTCTTCTTGGATCTGCTTAGGCGTTTTCCAACCATTGGCCATCAACGGTAATCATCTCCTCTCATGTGCATGTACTCAGAAATGATAGCCTTCATCGCTTGAGGATCACTGTCCTGATCCAACTTGCGACCAATATACTTTTTCATCTTTTCAAGTAAATCTTCATCAGTCATGTTTCTCACCTTCTTTCAAGTTTTTCAACTTTTTGCTCAAATGGGAAATAGGTCACCTTTTCTCTGATAAAATTTAATTAGATTAGAGAGGAGGTGACTATATATGAAAATCATTTCATATAATCAAATTCCATTTAATGAATTAACCAAAGATTACATGTTTGCAGAAAGAATGACTTTTAAACCCGTAAAGCCATTTAGTGCTCAGATCATTGCCCAATCAGCAGGCGAAGATAAATTTGGTAACTCCTACTTATATCAAGAATGGGACAATGGAAATAAAGCTTTTTTACTTAGGCATGTAACTGGTAATCCACCTATGAACCATATCAAGGCAAATTATGAACTTGAACCTGATGAATAAATTGAGCCATCAGGCAATATGCCAAAGGAACCATTTTTATCTTCAGAATGAATTCCTTTTGAAGAGGAAGCTGCAGTATTTTTAGGCTGTGGCTTTTTCTTTGAATTTTTATTCATTATTAAACCTGCTTTTCGTTAAGAAAACTGTCTAGAATCATTTTGTCCGTATAAATGAGTACTCTTTTAGCTTCTAAATAAGTTAAGTGTTTATTTCTAAGCACTTTAATTACTTTTTTCACTGTTTGCTGAGTTAAAGGATCTTCTTTAGTGAGCCTAACTAAGTCACTGCTAACTTCAGCGGAATTATAATTTACTTGCATTTCGTCGCCTCCTACCTAACATAATGTTTAGTTATGAGCAAAAGAAATATCACCTAAAGATATGTTATAAATCTTTGAAAATCCTTCTGCCCAAGCAGGCGGTACTTTATCAGGATTACTTTCAAATGAAGCAACTCTTTGCCTAGAGATAGGCATACCAAAATATGAACTAAGGCTCTTTGCAGCTTCATTTTGACTTAATCCTGCATTAACTCTAGCAGCCTTTAAAGTGATTTTTGTATTGCTACTCATCATTTAGCACCTCCTTACGTCTTATATATTACCCTAACATTTTGTTATGGTCAATAAAAATCTAACAAATTACCTAACTTTTTGTTATTTACCCTAACAAAACTGTTATACTATTAACAAAGAGGTGAGAAAATGAGCGCTATATCTGAGAATATAAAGTTTTACCGAACCAAAAATTCTTTGACTCAGGCTCAGTTGGCTGATAAATTAGATGTTTCTGAACAAGCGGTTTATAACTGGGAACGTGGATCTAGAATACCTAGAATGGGGTATATTGAAAAAATGGCTGAATTATTTCATGTTGAATCGCCAGATATACTTAAAGTACACAAGCAACCTACCAACATGAAACCTATTGATCAAACCGGGATGCATGCAATTCGCATCCCAATCATAGGAACCATTGCATGTGGCACCCCTATTCTGGCTGAGCAAAATATTGACGGCTACACAACTGAACTGTTTGAAGAAAAGCCAGATGGCACGCTTTTTGCTCTCAAATGCCAAGGTGACTCAATGGAACCCAAGATACCCAACGGTGCGACAGTAACCGTTCGTCTTCAGCCAACCGTTGAAGATGATGAAATAGCTGCAGTCTTGGTAGATGACGATGAGGAAGCAACACTCAAAAGAGTCAAGCATGTTGGCAAACAAGTAATGTTGATGCCGGAGAATAAAAAATACGACCCGATCCTCCTCAATAAGGAAAATCCAGGTCGCATCTTGGGTAAAGTAATTAAGGTTAGTTATAGTTTGTAAGTGATTAGAAAGAAAAAGAAAATGGCAAAACTTTGTTCTAACTGTGGAAGTAAGATTGGCTTTTTAGATCAAGATTTAAAATTTAAAGACAAAAAGTATATTTGTGGCAAGTGTATTAGTAAATATAAGTTTTCTAAAAATGATAAAAGCGATACAGCAACTTGGGCAGCTATATCATGGGCAACTGATCATAATTATGAAGACTTCGAAAATATGCTTTCAAATAACAAGACATTTCAAGATATTGTACAAGAGCTTGAAACTGAAAAAGAACTGAAAAAAGAGAAAAAGGAAGACGAAAAGCTTAAAAAGAAAAAAGAGAAGGAACACAAAAAACAGATTAGACAAGAAAAAGCTAGGCAAGAATATGAAGATCAACAAAAGAAAAAAGAAGAATATAAAAGAGTTCTTGATACTTTCAAACAAAGCGATGCTAAAAAATTTTCACATTATTACTTTGATTTAAAGAGCAAAAAGATTTTATGTGCCAAAACTCTATTAACTGATTATCGTGTTCTTGAATTTAAAGATATAATTTCTTATCAAGTAAATGAAAAAGGACATAATGAAAACAAAAAACATGGTATAACAAGAGCTTTGGTTGGAGGTGCAATTGCTGGAGGAGCTGGAGCAATTGTTGGAGCTATGACTGGCGGAAAGAACTATGAATACATAGACCACTTAGGCTTGATCATTAATCTTTCAGATGGCTCGAATTTCGAAGTAACTTTTCTCAGAGGTAAAGAAAAAGCAAACGGTTTTATTGTTAAAGGTGCTACTTCAGAAATGAATTCTTTAATTTCAATCATTCAAGCTGGAATGCAAAAGCAATCAAACGAGAGCATCAGTACCAAAACTAATAATGACATACCAGACCAGCTTAGAAAATATAAGAAATTAGCTGATGATGGAATCATTACACAAGATGAATTTGAAGCCAAGAAGAAGCAGTTACTAGGACTCAATTAAGGAATAAATAATGAATATTCAAAATAGATATAATATTAGTGTTTTATCCTTCAAAGTTTGCAATTCAAACGTTTACTAGTGCACTTGCCTCTATTATTACAGGAGTAATTGTAACCTTGATTTTAGTTTATGTATTTCACATTTCAAAATAATAAAACATCATAAACAAAACAATTGGTATTTCAATAGAAATACCAATAAGTAAGCCTTCAATTTTACTTAATTTATCAAGAATTCGTTCTTCATCCATAATATTCACCTCATTGATATTATACCTTAATTGTCCACAGTGACATTAAACCTGATCTATTTAGGAGGATATAGAGTTTTGAATAAGAAGATTTTGTCATTATTAGCAATTGGTGCAACTCTAGGAGAAATTTTATCAGCTCCTACCTCAACAGTTTTTGCATCCCACACTAAATCAGTTAAAGTAGCCAAAAAGCACAAACGTGCTAAGAAAAGAACTACTCACAAAAAGTTTAAAGTTCCTTACAAAGCTTTAGCTGGTGCTCAACCAACTGAGGTTGTGATTACTAAGAGGGTTAAGATGTTTGAATACAGTCCTCGACTAAAAAGAATTTTTAAACAATCTCTTAGTTCAGGTCAAGTTGTAACTGCTACTCAAGCAAATAATAACGCATGGATTATTACCCATTTAGGCTATGGTGCTGTAAACAAAGGCTCTATCTGTGTCGTAAAAGGCAATGGCTGGTTCATGACAAAAGCTGAGCGAGACAGACGTTTACAAAATGCACGTCGTAAATTTAACAGTTCACTTGAAAATCAAGTCGGTTCTCGGGAATACAACGCAATGCGTAATAAATTGAATGCTGACAGAAATGATATCAGGAACTGGGTTGAACAAAACTAAAAACTAAAAAAATCCCCCACCCGTCTGGCAACGAGTGAGGGTCGATTCAGCAAAGATCTGGCAATCATGCTGAATTAGAAAAAAATTGAACTCTAACTGAACAAAAAATTGAACAGCAGTGTGTGAAAGCACAGCGGCTTTCGCATACTCTATTTTAGCAGAAAATAGAGGTAAAAACATGTGGATTGTAAAAACAAAAACAGGTAAATTTAAATTTGTTGATAATTACAAAAACCCTTTAACTCAAAGATACCAAGAAGTAAGTGTTACTTTCGGTAAAAATAATAATCAAGTAAAGAAAAAGGCGCAATTACTTCTTGACGAAAAAATTCGCAAACGATTAATTGACTTACAGACTGGTAACACGGATATTACTTTTGAGCAACTTACTGATAAGTATATATCAGTTGCCAAACAACAGTTAGCCCATACTACCTGGTATCGTAAAAAAACAACATTACAAAAAATTAATCGCGAATGGGGCACTAAAATTATTGCTAAAAATATAACATCACAATTTATAAACAAGTATCTTGATAGCCTACTTTACGATAATCCTTGTCATTACTCAAATGGAACAGTTAATAGTTATAAGTCATGTATTTCTGGTGTTTTTGATCTTGGAATTAGATACGGATATATTTCTAAAAATCCTGTAAATCAGGTAAAAATAACTTGGAAAAGCCAATCCAAAAAAAGACATGAAGAAATAGAAAACAAATATCTTGAAGATGATGAATATGCGAAGATTTTAGCTTATTGTGATAAGCACAATCGCCAAGATCTAAAGGACCTTTTTATCTGGTTATATAATACAGGCATGAGATGTGGCGAGGCAATTGCTCTTCAAAAAAAGAATATACTACAAGACAAAGATGGCAACTACTTTGCTAGAGTTGAAGGAACATTAATTTTTATTAAAGGAGAAAAAAAGCTAAGTGAAAGATATCGCAAAACCAAAAATGCTAAAACATTTTCTGGTGATCGTGATGTTTATCTACCACCAGAGGCTAAAAAAATAGCCCTTGATCACTGTAAAGGAAAAAAGGCAAACGATTATATTTTTACAAGCAAGTGGTATCATAATAATTATTTTAGCATTAGTTCTATAGACCGCATGCTAAAAACTATCGCAAAAAAAGAAGAAATACATAAAAATTTGGTAACACACATCTTTAGACATACACACGTATCAAAACTAGCCGAACAAGGTTGGCCTTTAAATGTGATCCAGCACCGTGTAGGTCATAGCAACTCAACAATCACTCAGAAAATTTACTTGCACATTACCAACAAAGTAAAAAATACTGCTATCGAGCGTCTAAAGAATTTTCCTGATTCTCAAACTATTCTACAAGAAGATAAAAATAAATCTAAACTAAAAGTAGTAAAAAACAAATGA